GCTCCCCGGAGGGTCCGGGTGGAAGCAAAAGACGCCGGCCCGGCCCTGATTCCAAGTCGCACGGTGAGTGCACTACGCAGGACCGAAGCGCTGACGGCGCAGAGGACGAGAGGGTGTCACTAGTGGAGTATCTATGGGAGTTGATGCCTAGAGAAGTGGCAGGGTTCAAACCAAGAGGACGAAGATTCTTGACGAAGGAGTTGCACGATAAGATTGAGAACCGGAACTGGGAGAAATCCTGTGCTGTCCTTTCCGCAATAGCACTGGACTCCGGTGCGGAGGAGAAGGCGAATGAGTCAGACTGGGGGCCACAAACCCTCAAGCAGATGCAGGAAATGTACAATCGCCTCTCAGCCGCACTGAAGGTTCAGTACGTAGTTCACTACATGGACCGAGGTGAATGGGCAGCATGGAAAAGCCAAGCTAACCCGAACTACCCAACACGGCACATCTTGTTACATTGCGATTCGGAGATGGCGCACTGTGCGCCTTTACTACAGAAGGTGCCGAGGGTTAGGAGATACAATGGGACAATTGGAGTCGTGGAGAGTTTACCGAGCCAGGAGCAGAGGAGCGCTGCCCCCCAGCCCCCCGGCGATAAGGCCGAGGTCGCGAAGGCGGTGCACCCCTACAACGTCAGGGCACGAATCATGAAGGACGCTTTCTGGGACTGCCTGCTAGGCCGCAGTGCCCAGCGCTCCTATTCGATCATGCCTGGACAAATGCTCGGTGAGCGTCACGTGCTCTTCAATGGCTTGGACATCAGGGAAGTGATGCTTGAAGGGGACCGTATCAGAACAGGCGTCGGAGACTTCACTCTGATAAAGGATGCGAACACGCTTCACAGGGTGCCTTGCTTCGACCCGCTGGACTACGAGCCCAAGCAATGGGGCATCCTCCCAAAACACCTCCTGTCGAGGTGCAAGTGGTTTCTATTCCCAGAGAACAACAACGCGCAACTCATCAGGGAGAAAGACAAGGAGATGGTGTCCACCCTCCAGTTTTTCAAGCACATGAAGAACCAGACGGAGATAAACAGAACGCACGCTTCGACGGTGATGTACAACAGACAAGCAAAGGAGCCGGAGTCAGAATTCCCAGCACATGCGGTCAGTTCCACGATGTACTTTACGGACAAGACGCTCGTGGCTGGCCGGATGCGACCCTGTGTCTGTTTCTCCTGTGGGGGCAGCAGCTCGAGCAGAATGCCTGGCAGGCTTTGTGTAGCCTGTCACTCAACACGTGAAGGTGACCCCTTAGTCAAGGCAATTCGCGAGGGGAAACACGTATGCTCTTGGGCTGTCCCGGTACGATACCCTGGTGTCGTGAACACGGTGAGCCGCCACCCGCCCTTGAAGACAGGGACGGAAACTTGGGCAACAAACGAGGTGAAGGTGAAAGGCGCCACTATCAGTGAGGTGCTAAAATCCGACCCACGTGAACGCCCGGGTCCCAGGCTCTTGGGCATTGGCCTCAGCGGGGCTTACCCATTCGTCACCAGCGCAGGAGCACGCCCATTGCTAGAAGCCATAATGTACAGAGTCTTTAAGAAGGTGGACAGAGAACAACCGAGCAAGAGGGCGTTCAACAAGTTGGCTGAGCATGCCAGTCTTCTACTCCCGGGCTTCACTGAGCCATTGGAGCCCATGGACCAGTGGGAGTGGATATGTAGCTACACCAACAGCCGGCGAAGACACCAACTGATCAAAGCGAGGAATGAGCGAGCAGAGCGAGG